TTAATGATAGATAGTGATGATAACCACTTGATTTCCTCCACGATGTATGATAACCTAAACGAGTTCATAAAGAAGTTTGAAGGTCGTGAAGCGGAAAAGAAAGAGAAGCGAAAAGCGGCCAAAGAAGGTCTAGATAAATTTTTTGGAGAAGACGATGAAGGAAGAGAACCAGTTTGACGTACCTTTTCAGGTCCAACAGTTATTGTCGGCCTTGAAGGACAAGAAAGAAAGAGTTCATGTTCGTGGTAACTATCGTATGAGGTTAGATGCCATTAAACGTGCTATTGATACAGCTATCAATGACTATGATACAGAAATGGGGACGGCGAATACCTTTAAGCGCCGTAAATCATCATGACCGATATTGACGACCTAATCAAAGAAGTAGAACAGTCCATGGAATGGTTCTGTGATAAAATCGTAGAACCGGTTCCTCATAGTAACCAAGACAAAGACAAGATTTTTCAACGAATGGTTAGTCTTGGATGGATAAGGCAGAGTGAAGTTGATACTTATAAAGAATTAACCAAAGATGATTGATATTGAACAGGTGAAAACGGATAAATTTAATTTTTATCTGTTCAGAAATATATTTAATGATGAAGAATTGGAATTAATATGGAGAGAATCCTTATTTCTTTGTGATAATGATAAACTTCTACCTCCCGATAAAACAGGTACAGGTAAAAGAGAAGATGGTACTCCTAAAAAAAGTAATGTTGGAATTCAATTAGATAATTGTTATTCTGATAGGACAATCTGCAATTATTTTAAATTTTATAAAAAACCTTTAGATAATTTAATTTCCAATACTTCATTTATAAAAAATGATTATACCTTAAAATTATATTTAAATACAAATTTAGATAAAACACTTTTTAATTATTATGATGATAATGATTATTATGAAAGTCATAACGATTTATCTTGCTATACTTATGTTTTTTGGTTATTATATGAACCTAAAAGATTTACAGGTGGTAATTTAAAATTTGATGACATTGATTACAATATAGAAGTTAAAAGTAACATGGGTGTTTTATTTCCTTCTTGGGCTAATCATAGTGTTGAAAGAGTTAATTTATTATCTAACATACAACATTTAAAAGGTAATGGTAGATTTTCATTTACTACATTTTTTTTAATGAAAACAAGGACAGAATAAATAAATGAGTAAAGTGGCACTTATAACCGACACACATGCAGGAATTAGAAATGATAACCCGGCGTTTCATACTTATCAAAAAACTTGTTATGACTGGTTTTTTCATTACATTGATACTCATAATATTAGGAATGTGGTACACCTTGGAGACATTTTCGATAGACGTAAATACATCAACTTCCTCTCCGCCAAAAGATGTAGAGAAGACCTCCTCGATCCTTTGGAGGACCGTGGGATACAAACCCATATCATTCAAGGAAACCACGATAGTTACTATAAAGACACCCATGAAGTAAATGCTCTTGATGAATTGGTTGTTAATCGTTATCAGTTCATTCATACATATTCGCTTCCTGAGTTGATCAATATAGATGGCCTTGATATTCAGATTATGCCTTGGATCACGGACTCTAACCGTGAACAGGCTATGGATGTTATCAGTCAACCACGGGCCGAGGTTCTTATGGGTCATCTAGAACTAAACGGTTTCACAATGCATAGAGGTTTGATATCAGATCATGGACTTGATCGTGTTACTTTTGATAAGTTTGATAAAGTTTTCTCTGGACATTATCATCATCGTTCCACTATTGGTAATGTATCTTATATCGGTGCTTTTGCTGAATACACCTGGCATGATTATGCTGATCCTCGTGGTTTTTCTGTATTTGATACTGAAACCAGAGAGATAGAGTTTATACAGAATCCTTACAAGATGTTCCGTCTTGCTAAGTATGATGATGTGACCAACCCAGAGATTGTAGAAAAAATACAAAATACGGACTTTTCTAAGTATAAGAATACCTATGTAAAGTTGATTGTGGTAAACAAATCTAATCCTTATGCCTTTGATCTTCTCTTTGACTCCATCTATAAGGCAGGACCTTTAGACATTACCGTTGTAGAAGATCCTTCCGTATTACTTGAGAATGAAGATATGGACTCCGTTGATGAAGCGGAAGATACCTCTACGATCCTTTCAAAGTATATCGATGGGTTGACTTTGCCGGTGGAATCTGCTAGAATGAAATCGTTTCTGTTAGATGTTTATCAGGAGGCACTACAAGTGGAGACCGTATGATTAATTTTCCTACACTTATTGTTGATAATTTTTACGAAGAACCTGATAAGATTCGTGAGTTTGCTTTAAAGCAAGATTTTCTGGAATCTCCTGGAAACTATCCTGGTAAAAGAACTAAACCACTACACGAATTAAATGAAGAATTATTTTTTGGATTTGTCACGAAAATTATGACAATATATTACCCAGATGTTGAAGTAGATTGGAATGTTCAAACTTCCTTTTGGAAAGTAAATACACTTGATCCTGATCCATTATCTCCAAAAAATATGGGATGGATTCATCAAGATGGATGTCTTGCTGCTGGAGTTGTTTATCTTTCTCCTGGTTTTGATTCTGGATTAGGAACAAAAATTTATGAACAAGTTTCTGAAAAAAAACCTATTGATGGTATGTCTATGAAAAAGTTTTATTCAACAGGTGAAGATGATAAATTCGACGAAAATATATTACAAAATAATTCATGTTTTAATGAAACAATTAATGTTTCTAACAAGTATAATAGATTGGTTTGCTTTGATGGTAATGTTTTTCATTCACCTAGTCATTATTATATGGGAAATGAAACTAGATTGGTACAAGTTTTCTTTATCCGTAATATAAAATCTAAAGTTTATTCACCACAAAAAAGAATTTTAGAAAATGATATCATTTCATACGATTCGCTATAAGAACTTCCTTGCAACCGGTAACAACTGGACCGAGTTGGAGTTAGACACTCACAAGAATACCTTAATCATGGGACACAATGGTTCAGGTAAGTCCACATTTTTGGACGCCTTGACCTTTGTGCTGTTTGGTAAACCTTTTCGTAAGGTCAATAAAGGTAATGTAGTAAACTCTATTAATGGTAAGAACTGTGAGGTGGAGATTGAGTTTTCTGTTTCAAACAAACGGTACAAGGTTGTTCGTGGTGCGAAGCCAAACATCTTCGAAATTTATTGTGAAGGTAAAATGGTCAATCAAGACGCCGCGGCCAAGGACTATCAAGACCATTTAGAAAAACATATACTAAGAATGAACTTTAAGTCCTTTACACAGGTTGTTATTCTTGGTTCGGCCTCGTTTGTTCCTTTCATGCAGTTGTCACCTGGTGACCGTAGAACGGTTATTGAGGACTTGTTGGACATTCAAATCTTTTCTGCTATGTCTAATGTGGTCAAGAACCGACTACAGATGAATCGTGAAGGACTAGAGAAAAATAGGATTACTTTAACGAGTAAAAATGAAAATAAAACTTACATTGAGCAGACTTTAGAGTCCTTAAAGTCAAATAATGAAACTAAACTTGCTCAATTGAGAGAGAAAGAACAGGAACTAAAAGATAGTTTAGTTTCCGAGCAAACAATCATTTCCGACTTAGAGAAGAAAAGAGATGAACTCCTTGAACAAGGAATTGATACCTCGGCACTAAGGACAAAGTATAGTAAGTTGGTCGGTTTCAAGGCCAAGATGGAGGGAAACATTGACCGTATTCACAAAGATAATACATTCTTTGAGTCAAATGATACTTGTCCCACTTGTAGGCAGGGTATCGATGAGACTTTCAAAAAAGAAACGATTGGATCTAACCAAAGTAAGATTGCTGAAATTAATGAAGGACTAAATAAGGCTGACGAACAGATTAGTGCCGTCCTGGAAGAAATAGAGAAGATTGATGAAGTTCTCCAACGCCTTAATGGAGTTAAGATGGATCTTACATCTAGTAGGTCTTCCTATAAGCATATTGATAATAATCTGTCTCAAATTATGGTTCAGATT